CCAACACCAACGCATCTACCGTTGCAAAGGGTATTGCAGAAGGTTCCGCTTACATCTTCGAGGCTACTGGACTACGTCCAAACGTTATCGTTGCTGGTGTAACCGCTTACGTAAACCTAGTTTCAATTGGCGCAACCGATGGCAGATTGAACTTCGCAACTACCGGAGACAACTTCAACATGGTTGGCAACGCAAACATCCCAGGACTATCTGGATCATTGTTTGGTGTCCCAATCATCGTAGACCCACAGCTAAACGATGTTTACTGCTTCCTAGCAAACTCAGCTGCAGTTACCTCATGGGAGTCAGCTGGAGCCCCAGTTCGCCTGACCCAGGGTGATGTAACAACCCTCGAGGACTCAGTTTCTGTTTATGGCTACATGGCTGTTGCAGTTCAGCGTCCAGGTGCAATCGTTTCGCTAGACACCGTAGCTTAATAAGGATCTAAAAATGGCAGTGACTTTGGCAGAGTTCCAGGCTTATGTCGGGACCGATGAGACAGACTTCCCTCAAGAATGTCTAACGGCCGGACACGCGCTAGTGACTAAACACATCGGGTCTGTGACTGGTATCCCAGTTTCAGTTCACGATCAATCAGTCCTAATCGCGAGCTCGGAACTCTTCCATCGTCGCTCAGCTCCTAACGGAGTTGCTCAATTCGCAAGCCTCGATGGTGCGCCTATTCGAGTTGCCAAGGACCCAATGAACGCTGTCTACCCTCTCCTTATCAGGTGGGTTGGATACGGAGTATGAGCGAAATCAATGCCCTCAAGGTTGAGTTTAAACTCGAACTTGTAGACGCAGGTTTGAATGTTCTGGAGTATGTTCCAGAGCGAATCACACCGCCCATTGTTATCGTGAACTCTGCCCAGCCTTATCTTCAGACCGCTGAGTTTGGCGAATGGAGTTTGGGAGTTGAGTTGGTATTGGTAGCTTCTACCGCGACCAACAAGAAAGCTACAGAGAACTTAGATCAACTTATTGAGGATACTTTGAACGCTATTACGCCTTTGACTTATGCTCGAATCACCTCGGTCAACCAGCCTTACAACTTGCAGACCAATAACGCTGAATACTTATCAGCAAACATTTACTGCCAGCTCAACTTAACAATTTAGAAAGGTAGCCCATGCCGGCTTCAACTAGAATCAAAGCTCAAAACATCCTTTTCAAGTTTGGCGCAACCGAATACGCTTGCGACGCAAACCTGGTTCAACTAACCCTCGATGACGCTCCTGGCGATGTCCAGACTTTCTGTGAGGTTCGCGTCGGTGGTCAATGGTCACTTCAGCTAGACGGAATTGTATCCGGAGACGCTGCAAGCCTTTACCGCGTTCTTTGGGACAACTTCGGTGACACCGCTACATTTACAATCGCGCCTAATGGAAACGCAAGCCCATCCTCAAGCGAGCCTCACTACAAGGGAACTGTGACATTCGATCAGCTTCCTCCACTAGCTTTGGTAAGCAACGAGACTGCTGTATTCAGCGTGACCCTAACTGTAGTCAACACACCTCACACACCAGCTTCTAACATCTTCTATGGTGTTGAAGTAGACGCAACAGCTTAGTTATGGCTGATCCTGCTGGCATCAAAGTAGCAGGGTATAGACAAGCTATAAAGGCTCTCCAGGCAATCGGAGTTCCGGCAGCTGAGATAAAGGCTGCCGGCTCTGAGGCCGGTGAGTTAGTAGCAGGTCAGGCCCGACTACTAGCACCGGTTAGATCTGGACGCTTACGCAACAGCATTAGAGTGTCCAAGGCTCTCAACCGGGTATCCGTCTCAGCTGGAAACAATAAGTCTGTGCCTTACGCTAACCCAATCCATTGGGGTTGGTTCAAGCGCAACATCAAGCCACAGCCATTCTTTGTCAAAGCTCTGGGAATTACTCGGGATGAGGTTTACCAGAACTATTACAGAAGTTTGGATAAACTGATAGCAACAAACTCCACGAAAGGAATCCCCACAGAATGAACAGTTTTGACTTTGAAAGCCTAACCCTTGGCGAAGTAGAAATCATCGAGAACTTAACCGGTGAAAGCATTGACCAAGCCTTTACGAACGGCAAGCCCAAAGGCAAGGCACTAAAGAGCTTTATCTGGGTAGTAATGAAAAGGGATAACCCCAAGTTCACAATCGAGGAAGCTAGCAACTACACACTTAGCCAAGCACTAGCCATGGTTTCGGGTGACGAAGCAAAAAAAGAATAAGGAAGCAATCAGCTCAAAGAATGGCTAGCTTTTGCCAAGCGTTCGGAATGAGTCCATCAGAGTATAAAGCCCTAACGATGGTAGAGTTGACGGCCTTCCTCAAAGTTTTGGAAGATGGTAATAGCGAATGAGCTTAGTCCTCAATGTAGAAATCCTTGGTGAGTTTAAAAAACTTACGGCAGCGACCCAGGGAGCTCAAAAGCAACTTACTGGACTACAAGGTGCAACCGCAAAAATTAGCTCATCAATTGGAAGAGCTTTTGCTGGCATCGGAGCTGGTCTCTCTTTTGTTTTTATAACAAGGGAATTGAAAGAAGCTGCTAAGGCTGCAGTTGAGGACGCCAAAAGCCAAGGACTATTAGCTAAAGCCCTGCAAAATACAACTGGGGCAAACACTAAGCAAATTGCTTCTGTAGAAAAGTCCATTAGCAAGCTTTCAATCCAGGCAGCCGTAGCCGACGATACCCTCAGACCGGCTTTCGCTGCCTTAGCTAGAGCTACCGGAGATGTTGAAAAGTCCACAGAGCTGATGAGCCTGGCTCTGGATGTATCCGCTGGAACAGGTAAAAGCCTTGACACAGTTGTCAGGGCATTGTCTAGGGCTGTTGGACCCGATGGAACTACAGGAGCTTTAGAAAGACTTGCACCTGCAATCAAAGGCGCGTCAGATCCTTTAGCTGAACTTGAAAGACTGTTCAAAGGTAGCGCAGAGGCAGCAGCTCAACTAGATCCATACCAGCGTTTCAATGTGGCACTTGGTGAAGTATCCGAATCCGTTGGACGCTCACTTCAACCAGCTCTTGATTCTTTGGCCGACTGGTTTATTGACGTTCAACCTGACATCGAGTCATTCCTTAGCAAGCTGACAAATGCAATGAAAGACCCAGAAGTTGACAAGGCAATAAAGAATATGCAGTCATCATTAGGCAACCTCGGTTTCACAATTGGAACTTTGTTTGGCTCAACTAATACCGACGAGGCAAAAGGGTTCACTAACTTTTGGATTGTTTTAAGCGGAATCGTGGAAAACCTAGCTAACTTGTTTAGTGGACTTTTAGCTCCAATTGCAGCAGTCCTTGGAAACACCAAGCCAATGGAAAACTTCCTAGATAATGTTCTTAACTCAGTTATGGGAATAGTAAGTGCAGTCACAGGAATACCGGAATACACTCCTGCTCCAGGATCTACAGGTGGAAGAAGCAACTCGCCTAGAAGCAGAAGCACAGGATCATTGTCTGGTAGCACAACAATCAACATAAACAAGGGCAACGTCACAGCTACCGAAATTGTCAGAAAGATAAACAAGAAGCAGAAGGTTACCGGTAGAAGGCAGATTAGAAACTTTGGAAGCCGTCGCGCAATATGATAAGCAACTTTAGCCTCAAGGATAATCTTTATGTCGAGTTTTTATTACCGGATGTCGACTCACCCAGTTTTATATTGGGAATTAGCGAACTTGGCGGGACAGATGTTCTGGGGGGCTTTGGGGAGTTTACTATTAATGTATCCCTACTAGGTGGAACGGATGTATTGGCTCCGAGCTCTGGATTCAAGTGGCAGGATGTTGGCTGTGAAACTGCAGACGCTCAGATAAGCATTGGAGGCAGCGTTGAGGATGCAATCTACTTTGAGCCTGAACCAGCTAGTGCAAACCTCACTCTTCAAAGCTATGAATTAGATCCAACAACAAACCCAAACATCAGGGCCAACACCAAGATTAGAGTTCGACTCGAATCGGATGAAATTGACCGAGTTTTGTTTATTGGATATATCGACACTATTGACGTGACCTACTATCCCGATGGTCTAAACCTGATAAGGATTACGGCTTACGACATATACAAGTCTTTGGTAAATCTTAGAATCGAAGACTGGGATACAACTGGACTTCCAGCGGGCTATGCCACTACTGATGAAGTGTTTGACCTTATTGCACAAAAGAGCGGAATAAGCCTTTCTTCTGAATCTTTGCCGACTGTTGGAAGAATACCTGCAGTTCAAGTTGACAACATTCTTGTTTCAGAGCTAATCAACGACGCCATCGATGTCGGTCTTGCGGTCGTCTGGATAGACCAGGACACCGAAGAGCTAAGGGTTATACCTCGACCAACTTCAGAACAAGGAACTTCTACGACCTTTGTAATTGGAAACAATCATCCAGCTCCGGGAGTTTCAAATCCTTATCACTTATGCCTAGCTGAGATAAACGTAAACTCTGATTCAGACGCGGTCTATAACTCACTTCGGGTTAGCTTGGCTAGCGATGAAACAACATCGGTGTTTCTATTTGACCAGGATTCGATTGACCTCTATGGAGAGTCAGCAATCGATGTTTCAATCAATACTACCGACGCTTCCGAGCTAGATCGCTGGGCTACTGCCGTTTATGTGCAGGACCCAACAAAGCTAGTTAGCCAGGTAGTTACTCCAACCAAGGACAGGCTTGGAGACCTTACAGACGCAGCGGTGTTTACACCGGGAACTCTGGTAGGGGTAAGTTATACTACTAACCAGCTGAACATTGTGGGATACTACACTGTCATCAGAGTCAATCATGAAATTGACGTAGACAACTGGTTCACAACT